TTTTAGAAGACTGAAAATCCTCCCCAACATCTATAAACCCCTTCAGCATATAACCTATTAAAACATCTCGCCCCATCACATCAATATTATAGACAACATTCTTATTGCCATCAGCCAACTCTAGATCAACAATCAATCCGATTTTCTTAATTATTTCCACATAAAACAACTTACTTACTTTTTGAGCTTCTTTATCTGATTCAAAATTCGCCAACACCACATTGGCACATTTCGCATAATCGGCTGCCACGCCAGCTAATCTTTCCGCTTCTTTGGCACTAGCGAAACAATCAGTAGAAATCAATAGTGCAACCACAGATGCAATACCATACTTCGCTGACATAGACTACTCCTGAGCGGTTATAGTTTTTTCTCCGCATGCTAACTTAACAAGCAATTGGCCAGGCAGGATAGTGAGTCTCAAAAAAGCCCCCCAAGATCGGCAGGTTGCCAGTTCATGATTACCAGCTCTCCACTGACGTCGGCTTTACCCTGCCTCTGATTGGTGTTGCTGTAACGGATGTCCAACGTCTCGAAGTGAAACCCTCCAAACACCCGGCGGATGTCCGGGTGGTCGTTGATGCTGACCATCACCCTACCCTTGCAGCGGCGCATGAAGTCGGCCATGCGTTCGTAATTCTCAAACGGAAAATCCACCCCATACCCAGCGGTCTGCCAGTATGGCGGGTCCATGTAGTGGAAGGTGTGCGCCCGGTCGTAGCGTTCGGCGCATTCCAGCCAGGGCAGGTTCTCGACGTAGGTGCCGGACAGGCGTTGCCAGGCGTTCGAGAGGTTTTCCTCAATCCGCAACAGATTGATTGACGGAGTAGTGGTCGCAGTGCCGAAGGTCTGCCCGGAGACCTTGCCGGCAAAGGCATGGTGCTGCAGGTAGAAAAATCGAGCAGCGCGCTGAATGTCGGTGAGGGTTTCAGGGCGGGTCATCTTCTGCCACTCGAACACCTGGCGCGAGCTGAGCGCCCATTTGAACTGGCGCACAAACTCCTCGAGGTGGTTCTGCACCACGCGGTACAGCGTCACCAGGTCGCCGTTGATGTCGTTGAGCACCTCCACCGGTGCAGCCTGGGGCCGCATGAAGTACAGCGCGGCGCCGCCGGCAAAGACTTCAACGTAGCATTCGTGGGGTGGAAACAGGGGGATTAGACGGTCAGCCAGGCGGCGTTTGCCGCCCATCCAAGGGATGATAGGTGAAGACATAGTGAGCAAGACCTTTACTGTATAAATAAACAGGTGTTAGGCTCGCTCCGCTTTGTGCACAGAGCAGGAGCCTTGGCGGGACTTGCAGGGACAATCTGCGGGGACGGTGGCCAAGCTGGATGTTGACGCATCCAGACTGGCCGCTCCTTTTACTTTGATTTTTGAAATTTATGACTCGGGACGACTCACGCGCCCGGGCAATCAATCCGGCACTTCAAGCACGACTTTCTGCGGCTTGCCGGAGGCCTTGGCCTTACCCTCCTTGCCACCATTGCACTCTACCGACACCGTCCACCCGGACGGCGTGAACGTGTGATCGACCGACTCCACCAGGTATTCGCTATCAAGGCCGCGCTTGAAGCCTTGCGCCTTAATCATGATTTCGGCAAACAGATCGGTCCGGCCCGGCAGGTCGAGGCGCACCGAGGCGGTGGATCGGTTGAACGCCGCCAGACGCGCCTTCGCCGCCTCGTCGGCCGCCGTGCGATCAGGATAGATATGCCGATCGGTGTGCACCGGCGGCAGGCCCTCGGGCACGTTGGGATTGTCCAGGTGCGAGACCAACAATTCCCCGCTGGCCGGATCCTGGTACTGGGTGCTGACACCTTGATGCGCACTGCGATCGCTCAAGCGAAACTGCCAGCGGGTCACGTCAATGCGTTGCAAGGTGATCACTCCCAAGGCCTTGCCACTGGCGCTTTGCCCGCCCTGTCGCGGCAGGACCAGCAGCTTGCCGTCGGCCACCTTGGCGGTGCAGTCATGCTTCTTGGCCAGGCGGGTGATGAAGTTGAAATCCGATTCATTCAGCTGGTCCATGCGCGGCACCCGGGTGTCGACCGGGCACGACGGCTGCCAGCCGTTGCGTACGGCCACGTCGCCAACGATCTGCGCCAAACTGACGTCCTCCCAACTGCCGCTACGCGTGGTCTTGCCGCTGCCGCGCATGTCGCTGGCCTTGCCGCTGATCACCAGCGTGTCCGGCGGGCCGGAAACGGCCACCTCGTCCACGGTGTAGCGGCCCATGCGGGTCAGGTCGGCGCCGGCATAACCCAGGTAGACCTCGATACTCGCGCCACGAACGGGCAGCGACACCGCCCCATCACGGTCATCAATGCGCAATTCAAACGAGTCAGAAGCCATGCCGGGTCGGTCGGATAGCTGCAGCGAGACCAGCCGATCATTGATCACGGCGGTGATATCAGCACCGTCGGCGACAATGCGGAAAAGCGGTTGCATAAGGGGCTCCCAAACAAGAAAAGAAGGCTCAATCCCACAACGAGATGACGCTGTCGGTCTCCACCACCAAGTCCGGCAGTGTGATCAGCAGGCCGGCCCGGAACGGTTGCGGCTCATCGGCCAGGCCCTGATTGGCCGCCAGCACCGCCTCGACGCTGCGGTTCAGGTGGCCGTAATAATGGTGGCACAGGGTGTCGAGCAGATCCCCGTCAGCTGTTCTGCAAGTCATCGCCATAACGGACAAACTCCAATGAAAAGCCTTGCTTGCGCGGGATCGCCCCAGGCAGCAAGGCGCTTTGTTCCTCGTCAATATTGGTCAGGCACCAGTTGCCCAGTACCTCGCCGTACCCGGTGGTCAGGTTCAGCGGCAGCAACTTGGCGCCGATGCTGCGCAGCCTATCCAGCTGCTTCAGGCCGCCTTTGTAGCTCGGGTAGATCGCGCCTTTGATCGTGATTTTCTCCTCCCCCAGACCCACCGCCTGTTGCGCCGGGCGCCGGGTCAGGCGTTCCTGCGAAGCCCAGCGAAACGACGTCTGCCGACGAAGTTCGTCAAACGCCGCCGTATCCAGGTTGAAGTAGTACGGCCGCTCATTGGCTTTCAGCGGGTAGAGAATCAGCAGGTGCGGGAACGGCTTCACCGCGTCGGGAATCGGCGACATGTCGCCGGCAAACCATTCCGTGGGGAAGATGTTGCCCAACGCGGCATTGGCCTTGCCGGCCACCTTGTTGAACGCCGCGCCAAAGCGGCCAATCTGCTCAGTCAGCGCGGAAAAGTGCTCATCAAACTGGGCCAAGGCTCGCTGGGTCTGGTTGTAGTAGCTGGCGACCTTGCCGATCTTGGCCTGCGCCGAGTTGATTGCACTTTGCAAACGCCGGGTCTTGTCGCTCAGGTCCTCGCTGATAAAGGGCAGACCTTCCAGCGCATCGGCCGCCCCACTGATCTCATTGAGCGCGCCATTCATGGGTCCGGTCATGGACTCCAGGTCAGTGCGCCCGGCCTCCCCCGCGTCGACCATGTACTTCAGCCCGCCCTGCAGGTGCTGCAGGTAGGTCTTTTCATCCGCCATAACACTTCCTCAGCCCACGTGGGGCGCATCAAACAACTGGCGGTCGCGCGCTTCCCGGGCGAAGTCATCAAACTGACGGCGCAGGTACGGCATCAATTCCAGGACCAATTGCGCCGGGTCTTTCACATCGCCATGCACCTGAAAAACCGGGGCCGGGGCGAAGGTGAATTGCTGATCGACCTTCGGCCATTCGGGTGTTTTTGCCACCGTCGTCGACATCAATGCCGCCGCCGTGACCGGCACAGCGGGAGCGTTTTCCATCGAGCGCACGACCGCGCCCACCCCCTGGCCGGCGGCCATGGGCAAGATGCCAATCGGTGCTTTGGCCGGCGTGTCCGGCCCACCAAACAAGGCCTTGCCCATGGTCGCGCCCACGTCACCACCGCCCCATGCGCCGAGCGCGCCACCGATCATTCCGCCAATCGCGGTTCCGATCAGTGGGATGATCGAACCAATGGCCGCCCCGGCCGCTGCACCCGCCAAGCCACCAGCCAAGCTACCTGCCGCCTCACCGTAGCCTTCGGCCTTCTCATCGCGCGTGGTCGCTTTCTGGTAAGTGTCCACCACCTGGAAGCCGGCAGCGGCTACCGCCAGCGCCCCGCCCGCTTTCACTCCCCGGGAAAGCCGATTGGCAGAAGCTTTTCGCTTTCGCCTTGGATCGCGATCCGGCCCGTCGTCATCGCCGTCCTTCGCGTTGGTCACGAACACCCGCTGGACGATGTTGGACCGGTCACCGGCCGAACCACGGGCGATGTTCACCAGCCCCCGGCCGATCTTCAGCGCGGCCCAGGCTTTGCCCAATACCAACGCACCGGTAGTGAGTGCCGCCAGGCCCAGCACCGCCTTGGGCGTCTCCTCAGACAAGGCGGTCAAGCCACGGGCTGCCGCGCCAATGCCGGTGGCCAGCGCATCTGTCGCCGGACGCAAGGCATCCCCGATCGCTCGCAGCGAATCGTTGAACGCCTGACCGGTTTCGGCCCAGCGTTGCGCTGACGTTTCACGCCGTTCATTCAGGTTCTTGTCGAGAATGTCCTTGCGCGGGCCGTTGGGGTCCGAGGCGCCTTTTTTCAGGTCCGCGTAGAATTTTTTGTTCTGGGTGTACGCCATCAGGGCCGTCTTGACCTGCATGTCGGCAAACAAATCGCCGGTACGCAAAGTGGCGGCCAAGGCATCGGCCATCGCTTGCGCCTTGGCCGGGTCCGTCTCCTGGCTGATCTGGGTCAGCCCCTGATTCAGCTGCTTGGCCTTTTTCGGATCGGTCTTTTCCACGTACCGGCGCGCCAGTTCGAAACTGGCTTCAAAGGTCGACAGACCCTTGCCAATGGCCGCGTTCATCGAACCCTGATAGTCGATGCCGGCATCGGCATAGCCTTTAACGGTTTCCCCCGAGCCAATTTTCGCGACCCAGTTTTTCAGGTTGTTCGCCGCCTCATCGGCACTGCCGGCGCTCTTGATCTGCACCTGCAGCATGGCGCCCAGCTGGGTCACCGCATCCTGACCGGTGATGCCGCTGCTGGCCATCTGCGCCAACAGTTCCGGAAACCACTTGGCCATGTCGGCCGCTTCGAAGCTGCCTTGCTGGCCCAGCAACGCGACCGACGCCAAGGCCTGTTCCATTTTTTTCGGGTCGGTGATCTTGGCGTTGTTCTGCATCGCCAGAATCATCTTCGCCGTATCGGTACCCGACGCGCCCTGCCCGACCGCAAACTTGGCCGCCACCGGCGCATACTTCAGCGCTTCGGTCAGATCCATGCCGCCACCCACCAGCTGGTTTACCAGCTCGGCCACCTGGGTGTTGGCCATGCCGGTATCTTTCGAAGTCTGCACGATGTCGCGGGCGGTGTTCACTTCCTGCTGGGTGTTGGCGGTACCAGACTTGATCGCGATGTCACGAATAATCGCCTGAAAATCCGCGCTGACCTTGGTCGGCACGGCGGCCAGGGTGGTACCGGCCACCGCCGTGCCGAACCCACTGCGCAGGCTCTCTCGCCCCTCTTCCACCTGCCCCATCCCTTTGGCTTTGAACTCGGCACTGCGCACCACCTTGCCCAGTGCCAGGTACTCCTGACGCAAGCGCCCGACCTCAATACCCTGCTTACGCAGACTGGAGTTGTTGGCCTCCAGCTTTTTGAGCAGCGCGCTGGCATTGGCCGCGCCGCTGTCGTGGGCTTTTTTCCATTCCTCGCGTAGACGCATGGTCTCGCCGATGACTTTCTGCAAGCCCTTGGCGCGCGTGGTTTGCGCCTCCAGCTTTTTCATTTCGCCGCTGACGTTCTTGAAGGCGGCGCCCAGGGAGGAATCGACGGCGCCGCCAATCACCAGCCCGAGCGAGAGTTTGTTCGACATGGTTATCACCTACGTGCGACGGGATGGGCTCAGTCCGTGAGCCACCAGACCATCTCGGAAAACGACAGCCCCTGAATCTCGGCCGCCGAAAAGTTCAGCTCGGCGGCCAAGCGTTTAGCCAGGGCTTTTTGCAGCTTGGGGTTAAACCCCGTCGTCTGCTCCCACACGAAAATAGGCGGTCTGCAGACGACGATAATCACGCATCAGCAGCCCCTCCAGATCCGCGCGGCCGATGCTCGCCAGGCTGCAGAACAAAACCATTTCCTGCTCTTCTTCGTTGCTACCGCCCTGCAGGGTCGCGGCGCGCATCTCGCGCACCGTCGGCTCACGCAGGGTCAGCTTGTCGACCTGAATGCCGTTGGCCTGGCTTGCACGGGACAGGACGACGGTGGCGATGCCATCGCCCAGTTGCAGCCACTTGGGCAGAACATTGTCTTTTGCGTTGCTCATGGTGGTGCTCCTTACATGCCCAGGGCAGACCGCACGGCGGCCAGTTGGTCGACGCCATCGATGATGCGGATCGAGTTGAGGGGATCGATTTCAAACATCACGCTGCCGTCGATCTCCAGCTTGTAATAGGTCACGGCGACGGCGTATTTGAACTCGCCTTTTTCGCCCGGTTTCCAGTCCCCCGGATCGACTTCCTTGAGGCTGCCGCGCAGGGTGGCGACCACCGACTTGACCACACCTTTCTGGCCCTTGAAGGCACCGCGGAACGAGGCGTTGAACCCGGTCAGGTCAGACTGGCCGAAGAACTTCAGCACCTCGCGGCGCACCCCATTGGTGAGGAAGCTGGCTTCCAGCTTCTCCATACCCATGTCGAGTTCGACCGCCGCGTCCATGCCGCCCGCGCGGTATTCGTCAGTCTTGAGGGTCAACTTGGGCAGGGTCAGGCTCGGCACATCGCCTTGCAGGCTGATGCCGTCCACGAACAGGTTGGTGTTGTAGAGCACTTCCGGAATCATAAAACGGCCTCCTTAGGCAGCGGTGTCCAGCACTTCAGTGATCCACTGATCGGTCACCTCCACGCGGAAGTTCGGGTTTTCGGCCGGCGGCACATCGGTGAACCGAATGTTCCAGTACACCTTGCCGTCGCTGAGTTCGCTGGAGGTGTTCAGCTCTTCGTCGGCATAGACCTCAAAGTTGATGATCGCGCCCTGATTCTTCAGGTCGCGCATGAACGCCTGCAGGCCTTCGGTCACGTCCTTGACGTAGGTCGCAGTGATCGAGCGGTCGACGGCCCACTTGTGCGCGTAGAGGATGGCGTCCATGACGATATCCAACGTGCGCACGCGGGTGACGAACTTCCATTTCGGGTCGCTGGACAGCGTGCGGTTGCCCCACAGGCGGTAGCCGTCATCACGGATGATCGTGGTGATGTTCGCGTTGTTCAGCACGTTGGCCCGACAGGAGGGGTCACCATCAAGAAACTCAATTGGGCGCGTGGTGCCGGTGATGCCGACAAACTCCTTGTTCGACGGCGAGGCCCAGAAACCGTAGGTGGCATCGGTCCAGGCAAACAGGCCAGCAGTCCAAGCCGAAGCCGGTGCATTGACGGTGGCACTGGTTCCGGTATCCCAGAACTGCACGCCAGGGTCGACCATGTAGGCGTGTTTGCTGCCGAAGTTTTCGGCATACGCAATCGCGGCTTCGTCGGTGGTGTTCGGCCCGTCGATGATGGCCATGGCCCGCATCTTATCACCCAGCGCGACCAACTCGGTGGCGACCGCCAGCGTCGCCGAGTACCCCGGAGTCACCAACAACCGTGGCTGGGCGTTGAACTTGCTTTTACCGTTGAGCAACGCCTGCATGCCGGTACGGCTGCCGTCGGCCCAAACCCCGCCGATGATCGCGGACAGCTGCTCGGCCGGGTCTTCCAGCAGCGGCACGCCGACGGCGACAATCACCGCCTTGGACCGTTTGAAAATGGCTTTGCAGTCCTGGGTGATCGCCGCGTCCGGCCCCCAAGCGGCGACCGCTTCGCTTTCGCGGGTGATCAGCAGCAATTCGTTGGCTGCAGCCGTGGCCGGCGGCGCCACGGTAAAGGTGTTGCACAGGCCGATGATCGACGCGGACGGGGTGGTGATATGCCGGGCGCCGGTGTCCACCAAGGTCACGGTGACGCCGTGAAAAAAACTCATAGAGTGATGCTCCAGAAACGAAAAAGCCCCGCATAAGCGAGGCCGTGGGGATGTGCGGTGACGTGCAGCATGGAAAAGAAAACGCCCCGGCAATGCGGGGCGTCAGGATGCGGTGTTGGTCGATCCGTCCGGCTTTAACGGCCGTTTATCACTGGCCGGAAAGTCCGGCGATCCAGGCCACGCCCGCAGCTCATTGCGATAGGTGCGCCAGGCCAGTTCCGTGCTGATCGCGCCCGGGTCCGCATCCTGATGCTTGTCGACCTCTCTGCCCGCCCAATGCAATTCATTTTCGACCCACGACCGTTCTCGCCGGCTCTGTAGTGCCAGATCGAGCGCGGCATCTAATACCCAGTCGAAACCAGCCCAGATATAGGCCGAACTCGGTCGCGGCAAAGCTGTCAGCTCGGCCGGCAACTCGCCCGGCATCGAATGCGTCACCTCGGTACCATCGGTGGTGCGGTAAGCCACGCCTCGGTAGTCGGGCACCACCAGCCACGTGCCATCCCTCCAGACCACCACCTCCCCGTCCCCGGCTTCGGGCGGTTCTTCCAACGTGGCGCCCGCTGGCAGACCGCAGCCACAGCTGAC